CATACAACGAGTGATCGGCGAACAAGTATTCTTCCAGATCGCATTGCAACCTGACTCATGCGGTCAACTCATTGGCGAGAAGCTACACCTAACACTAAGATCAGCAGACCAATGGGACGAGATACTGTCATCGAGATGGACTAAGCAAGGTATGACTACAAACGGCATCTGGGTGCAGTGGCATGGCAGAGGGGGGGTATCTAGGTTCTTCCCAGAGATTTCCGATGCGAGGTAATTCGAACCACTTTTTATTCCTAGCGACAGAAAACTTAATCGGGCTTAAATAATGACAGACATGAAAATTTCTAATGAGTTGGAACTGCTCGAAACGTCGATTTTGATACCTTATGTCAGAAATTCACGCACTCATTCGGATGCTCAGGTTCAGCAGATTGCTAGTTCAATCAAAGAGTTTGGCTTCACAAATCCAATTCTGATTGATGAATCAAATGGAATCATCGCCGGGCATGGTAGATTGTTGGCTGCCCAGCTGCTGAAAATTAAATCAGTTCCTTGCATTCGACTTGGTTATCTAAGTGAGTCTCAGAAAAGAGCATACGTTATTGCTGACAATAAATTAGGTTTGAATGCTGGATGGGATGACGCACTTCTAGCATTGGAACTTAAAGATTTGCAGCTTAATGATTTTGATCTTTCACTAACTGGCTTCAATGAAGATGAACTAGCAAAATTGCTAGTCGAGGCTGTTGAAGGGCAAACCGATCCTGACGATGTTCCAGATGTTCAGGAAACTGCCATCACTGTTCTAGGAGATATCTGGACGCTAGGAAGGCATCGGTTGATGTGTGGAGATAGCACTAGCATTGATTCAGTTGATAAACTTATGGAAGGAAAAAAAGCAGACATGGTGTTTACCAGTCCACCATATAATGCGGATACTAAAGCTGGTGATGGTTCAATTTTCAATAATAAAAAATCAGTAATATTATATTCTGAAGGATATAGCGATAATTTATCGTCAGAAAACTATATAAAATTTGCGTCAGATGTTTTAGAAGTTTGCTTTCTGAATACAGACGGTTTTATTTTCTGGAATGTTTCATATAATGCAAAATCAAAAAACGAATATATAAAACAATTTATCAATAGACTTGATTATCTTGTTGAACAAATATGTTGGAAAAAAAATAGTGCTATTCCTTTCAAGGGAATGTTAAAAAGGTCGTGGGAACCAATTTATGTATTTTCAACAAATAAACAAAATTTGAATGTAAAAGAAGTCACTGAAAATTTTTGGCAAGTCTCAAATCGAAACTCACAAATTAAAGAACACAAAGCATGTTTTCCTGTTGAGTTGCCTGAAAAAGGAATTTCGTTAGTTAATAAAAATTCAGGTATAATTTTTGAACCTTTTTGTGGTAGTGGAACAACTATTATTGCTTCAGAAAAAAACAATCGAATGTGTAGAGGAATGGAAATTGATCCAAAATACTGCGATGTCATTATTCGTCGATGGCAGGATTTCTCTGGTAAGAAAGCAGTTCACTCAGAAACGGGTAAAACATTTGAGGAGATAGCTGATGAGCGTAGCAACAGTACCTCTTGATACTATATGCAAGCTGCTTGATCTAACTCCTGCTCGGATATCACAACTGACAAGCCAAGGTGTTATACCTAGACAAGAACGTAATCGATATGAGATCGTTCCAGTTGTTCGTGCTTACATTAGATTTTTGAGAGACAGAACCGTTCGAGGTGACGTGCATGGGGATGATTATTCTACCTATCGAACACGATTAACTAAAGCTAGAGCAGAGATGGCTGAGAAAGAAAACGCTCAACTCGATAGCAAACTGATTCCTGCTGATGATGCAAAAGATGCTTGGACGGCTATGGTTGCCAATGCTAGAGCAAGATTGCTATCCATACCAAACAAAATTGCTCCTCTTGTTTGTGCTGCCGAGACAATTAACGAGGCTCGCGAAATTATAAAGATCGAAATTTATGAAGCATTGAATGAATTGGCAAATGTTGAAATCAGAACCATCAATCCTATTCGTCTCGTTGAAAGCGAACCCGACGAGTTCGATAGTTCAGAAGATGTGGAGATCGCCACCGAATCTAACGGTGAGCAAATGGGCAGACCAGAACAGGAAGCTGAGTCCTGAAGCATCGGCTGAAGCTGGGCAGTGGCAAACATCAAGAGCAGAATATCAACGTGGTATTATGGATGCAGTCTCTGATCCAAATATTTCAGAGATCGTTATTATGTCGTCTGCCCAGATCGGCAAGACAGAGATCATTAATAATCTAATTGGATATCATATCGATCAAGACCCATCCCCTATTCTAGTCGTGCAGCCAACACTTTCAATGGCAGAGGCTTGGTCAAAGGATCGTTTCTCTCCAATGCTAAGAGATACGCCATGCTTGCAGGGGAAGGTTGCCGATCCTCGAACTAGGGATTCAGGCAATACAACGCTGCATAAAATATTCCCGGGCGGTCATGTCACGGTAACTGGTGCAAACTCTGCATCGGCTCTTGCTAGTCGTCCAATCAGGATCGTGCTTTGCGACGAGGTGGATCGGTATCCTGTGTCGGCTGGCTCCGAAGGTGATCCGATCTTGCTTGCCAAGAAAAGGTCTGTGACGTTCTGGAATCGCAAGATCGTCTTGGCATCGACTCCAACAATCAAAGATAATTCACGAATTGAACAGGCTTTTAACGATTCAGATCAGCGTGAGTTCTATGTTCCATGCCAAGACTGCAATCATTTTCAAACTTTGAGGTGGCAAAATGTGATTTTTAACAAGGATGATCCAGACTCTGCGACCTATTCCTGTGAAGAATGTGGCTCTCAATGGGACGATTCAAAGCGTTTTAGATCAATTAGACGAGGTGAATGGCGTTCAGAACGTGAGTTTAATGGCGTTGCAGGGTTCAAAATCAACGCTTTATACTCATCGTGGATGATGCTTTCAGACGGAGTTCGTGATTTTCTCGATGCTAGAGGGCAACCAGCAACGCTTAGAGTATGGGTAAACACCTATCTTGGCGAGACTTGGGAGGAGCAAGGCGAACGGGTGGATGATCTTGATCTAGCAAATCGACGGGAAGAATACGGAGAACACCTAAACGACAAAGTTGTTATTATCACATCAGGTGTAGACGTTCAGGATGATCGGCTTGAGGTTGAGATTGTCGGCTGGGGTAGATCAGAGGAATCTTGGTCGCTTGATTACAAAACTATTTATGGTGATCCATCATCAAGCACTGTTTGGCAGGATTTGGATTTTCTATTGAATCAGAATTTTAAGAAAGAGAACGGGAAAGAGTTTCCTGTTCGTGCAGCGTGTATCGACTCAGGCGGTCATCATACTCAAGCGGTCTATAACTATGCGAGGGCAAGAGAAGGACGACGATTCTTTGCCATCAAGGGTATAGGTGGAGAGGGCAGACCGATCATCACCAGACCAACGACAAATAATATTGGGAAGATCAAACTGTTTCCTGTCGGTGTTGATACTGCGAAGGAAACGGTTTATTCGAGATTCAAGATCACTCAAGAAGGGCCGGGCTATTGCCATTTTCCAGATCATTATGACTCTGAATATTTCCGACAGTTGACTGCCGAGCAACAAGTTAAGAAGTTTCACAAAGGATTTATGCGTAGAGAATGGCAGAAAATGCGTCCTAGAAACGAGGCTTTGGATTGCAGAGTCTATGCAACGGCTGCTCTTGCTATTCTGAATACTAATCTGGAACAACTAGCTGATCGATACGAGAAGCAATCCGTTTCTGTCGTTCCAGAAAATGAGGTAAAAGAAACGGTGCAGGATAAAGTTATGATACAGCGTCCCGTCAGGCGTTCATCTAAACCAAACGGATTTGTCAATTCGTGGAGATAAAATGGCTAATTTGTTCGATGCTTCACAATCTCCAATGGTTACTCCGACAAATATCGTAGTCGGCGATTATCTGTTGTGGAGAAGGTCGCTCCCTGATTACTCGAATGCAACTTACACTGCGACCTACGTTGCTAAGATCGCTGGTAGTTCCGCATCTGAAATTCAAGTTGTCGGGACGGCTAACAATTCCGATTATCTTTTTACAATCTCAAGCACCACATCGAGTGCGTTTCTGGCTGGAAATTATTTCTGGCAACTTGAAATCTCGTCTGGTTCAAACAGGCTCGTCATTGAGCGGGGCAACTGGATCATCAGTCCTGATCTAGATATTGGATCGGCTGATCCTCGTTCTCATGCTGATATAATGATAACTAAGATTGAATCTTTGCTATCAGGTCGTGGTGATGCAGATGTTTCAAGTTATTCGATCAATGGTCGCTCAATCAGCAAACTTTCAATCGCTGAACTGATTGAATGGCGAGACTATTACAAAGTTGAACAGGTAAAAGAGCGGCGAGAGGCTCGGAGATTATCTGGTCAATCAACTGGTTCGATGATTAAGGTGAGGTTCTGATGGGAATTTTAGACGTATTCAGAACTAAAAAACAGGTTGCAGTTCGTCGGCAAGAGAAGCGTTCATACACGTCTGCATCAACAGGTCGGTTATTTGCTGATTTTGTCGCAAATACTCTAAGTGCTGATTCTGAAATTCGCCCGGCACTCCGTCCAGTTCGAGATCGCTGTCGTGATGTTGCACGGAATAATGATTATGCCGCTCGTTATATCCAGATGATCACAACAAACGTAGTTGGTGCAACTGGAGTCAGAACACAGGTTCGCGGTCGTAACTCAGATAAATCTTTGGATACCGTTGGCAATCTCATCATCGAACGCAATTTTGATAAGTGGGGAGCCAGAGGAATCTGCACGATGGATGGCAAGATGTCTTGGCTCGATTGCCAAAAGTTGTTCATCAACAATGTCGCAAGAGACGGCGAATGCCTTGTTCGATTCATTGAGACAAAAGAAAATCCATATGGGTTTGCTTTGCAGTTTATTGAATCGGATTACCTTGACGAGCAATACAATATGAGAGCAACAACCAACGGAAACGAGATTCGTATGGGTGTTGAGATCAACGAATTTGGTCGTCCAGTTGCCTATTGGCTGCTTGAGAATCATCCTGGCAATACGATCTATGGCAAGACCGCAACGGTGAAACGGATTCGCGTCCCTGCTGAAGAAATCCTGCATCTATTCATCCCTGATCGGGCTGGTCAGACTCGCGGATTTCCGTGGATGGCAACGGCTCTTACACGGATGAAAATGCTTGATGGGTATGAGGAGGCAGAATTGGTTGCTGCTCGTACAGCGGCTTCTAAAATGGGTTTCTTCACATCTCCTGATGGTGACGGCTATTCTGGTGTGGATATGGAGGATTATAATACTCCGATCATGGAAGCATCGCCGGGGACTTTTGAGCAGTTGCCAAAAGGAATGGAGTTCACACCATTCGATCCACAACATCCAGTCTCGGCATTCGGAGATTTCGAAAAGGCTGTCTTGCGAGGCATCGCGTCTGGTCTTGGCGTCTCGTATGTTTCCTTGGCTAACAATCTTGAGGGTGTTTCCTACTCCTCGATCCGTCAGGGAACGATGGAAGATCGGGATCATTACAAAGTGCTTCAACAATTCATGA